TTCTTGTTTTCTGCCGTGGTGATGAATTCCTCATCCATTGGCAGGCCCATAAAGCCCTTGGGCATCATCATGAATTTGTCCATGCTGTTCTCCTTATGTGATTTCGCGGCCAGATGCGCGGATTGTCAGCGATGTGGCTGCACTGGCGATGGTTGAGATGAACCCGCCAGACTCCAGCGACTGGCCGACCAGCTCGGGGAAAGTGTAAGTCTCATCTGGTGCGATGGCACGGGTGTCCACGATCAGGTTGGCCGTGCCTGCAGTGCCGCCACTGGTCACCAGGTTGACGCTGATGGTGACGTTGCCTGCTGTGGTGTTGGTGGCCGTGAACTTGTCGATGATCGCCTTACAGTTGGTGGCTGTGTACTGCGTGGTTTGGCTGCTCTCGGCCTGCTTTGCTGGGATCAGTACCTTGATGGATACGGTCATGAGAAAATCCTTTTTGAAGTTAAGAGATCAAGACCAATTGCCCACTGACACAACTGTGTTAGTGCCAATGGCGTTGCATTTAAACCAGCAATTTGCACCTACGACAGCGGCAGATGCGGTTGTCAATTGAACGCTGGGAATGATAGTTCCAGCAGCATTGATGCGAAATATTCCTTTGATGACCACTGAATATGATGTACCAGTAGCTGCCGTGGAAATGTTGCCCGTAGCTCCAGCAGCCGCTGAAAAACTACCGCCAATCGCAGCGCCTGTTGTTTGCGTTGTAGCATCCAAACCAAAGGCGTGCCATGCTGCGGATGTGAAAGTTGCAGTGCCAGCTCCAACAATACTGAAGCCTAAATTGCCTGATGAAGCAGACATACTGGACAAGTTTAGAGAGCATTCAAAATAGTACGATGTTGACCCGTTGACGGTTAACGCGCCATTGGTCAACCCACCTGAACCGCCACTGAAAACGGCCTGCAAGGATGTGTTGCTTGTCATGGTCTTAGTGCCAGTACGCGCAACAAAATGCTCGTTCACTGTCACGCCAAGGTTATTGGCGTTGGGTGTAGCGTAAAACACGCGCCCATCCCAATGCAACCTGCCGATCTTTGTGGCCGGATTAGGCGCATTGCTGTTGAAGTCAATGTAGTCGGTCGTGACCGAGTTGTTGTTCTGCTGAACTGGCGCAAGAGCCAGCAGGTTGAGCACTTGGGCCAGCCTTGGAATGGCATCCAGTGCCTGCTGGACCTTGGCATTGAGCACGGCATCTTCGACCGAGGTGTCCTGCGCCAGCGTTGCAATCTGGTCAAGTGCCAGTGTGGTCTTGCCATCAATGACCGCTGCGCTGACCGCTGCATCTTGCGCCAAGCGACTGATCTGAGCCAGCGCCTCGTTGGCTGTGGCCGCCGCCGTGTCTGCCTGGTACTCAAAGTCAGTCCCGACAATAACCTGGAGCTGATCGACGGCAGAAAACAGCAGCTCAAACTGCCTGATCTGCTGCTGGTCGGTCAAGAACTCCGCGAGCTGATCGCGGGTCAGGTTCAACTTGCGGGATTGTGGTGCGGTTGCCATCAGTATGCCAGCGCCTCGATCTGTGCCTCAAGGCGTGCAAACGACACATGGGCATCGCTGTCGCCACGGAAACGCTGGATGCGCCAGTTGCGCATGTGCCCCTGCTGGAACCAGGCCAGGCGCTTGGCTGTGCTGCCAATCGTGCCCACGGCAATGCTGCGGTCTTGACTCCAGGACAGGCCGTTCACGCTATAGCTGGTGCTGATCTGCGGGTTCTTGCCCAGCGCCACGCTGCCGGTCAGTGCGACCAGCTCAAGGCGGTTGAAGATCGCTCCATTGCCTTCGTTGTAGACGATGACCGTGCCAAACTCCCAGCGCACCTGCTGGCCCCAATGGTGGCCAATGTCTTGCACCAGATAGCCGATGGAGCTGGACTGCGGATCGCCGACCAGCCACTTGTCGTATATCCAGACCATGTTGCGCGCGCGATACTGGTTGAAACCAGCCACGGTTGTGGTAAGAGTGAACCAGACGGGCTGCTCCAGAGCCTCAGACGCTGAGGCATCGTAGACCACCGTGCGGTCTGGCAGATGGACGTAGAGGTGCTGGTGGTTCTTGTCGTTGCGTGCTTCCAGTTGAACCTTGACCAGTTGCGCCTCGGTGTACTGAAGCAATAAATTGTCGATTTCCTGCGTGCTAATTTTCTGAGTAGTAGCCGCTGCGCCAAGGTAGATGCCTGGGGCTTCATTGCGGCCACCTCCCAAGAAGGCGATGCGTTCCAAGTAGATGCAGCAGGCGTGCGTGCCAAGAGCGCCCTTTTGGACTTGTGCGCCATCAATGCGTGCGAATGGGAACAGCTCTCCTCCCACGTTGTCGAAGACCTCCATCGTGTTGCTGTTGATGGCATAGACCTCGTTGCGCAGCTTGATGAGGGCCACAACAGGATCAGGGTCCACCTCTGAGCTGCCATATTTCAGGGGGTTGACCTGGGTCGGGTCTGACAACTCAGTGACGACCAAATTGGCACCATCGGTAGTCATGAAATAGCCGTCAACCCAAACCACATCGAGCACCACGCCAAGGTCTGGGTCTGTCACTTGCACCAAGCCTCCAGTTGGTGACCAGTAATACAATCGACCACCACTGGCAATGGCCAAGCTGTCGAAGCTGTAGTCCATCGTCACCAGCTCGGTGACTGGCCCACCAACATCGCCCAGCACGGTCACAACGCCATCGCTGTCCACGGTCACCAGTTTGGTGCCCATCACGCGATAGCAGACGCCATTCCAGTTGATGCCGCCACGGTCAATGCCTGGGCCTGTGCCGTTGGCCACAATGCCATCGCCAGGACGCAAAAAGCCATTACTGATGCCTGACGCCTTTGGCACCGGCACCATGTTCACAGGATAGGCGGTGCGCAGCTCTGGCGTGCTGTCAGTGTAGATGCCGCTTAGGATTGGGACTTGCATGGCATCACTTTTTGGCTTTGTTGCGTGCTGAGATTGCCTTGGCCTTGGAGCGTGCGTCCTCCTTGGAGCTTGCGCCCCAGGCCTTCAGACTGAGCAGCAGCCTGGTAGGCTCGCCGTTTTTCATCTCTGGGCCAGGCATGTTGCCCATTCGAGCCAGGAAGCTGGCTCGCCTTGGGTTGTCGCCCGACTTAACAGGCGGCTTGATGTTCTGGCCTGCAGCCTTCAAGCTGGCGCGACCAGCAGCGTTCAAGCCGCCCTTTGGGTTCTGCCCTTCCTTGCGCGGCCATGCCGGTGTTTTCATCTGTACCTCGCCACTTTTGCGGCCACCTTCTTGGGCTGCTTTGCAAACTGTTTTCCCTTGGATGTGGCCTCGCGCTTGGCGCGGGTTGTTGCAGCGTACTCAGCCGGGGTCAAAGCCTTGATGGCCTTCTCGGGCAGATAACGCTCTCCCGTCTCGCTGGACGGCTTGCCAGACTTGGTGCGCCAGTTCTGTGCACTCCAGTCCTTGAGCGATTTCTGCGTGGCCTTCATGACTTATAACCTCCACCTTTGGCCTTGTACTGCTTGGCCAGTAGCTGCGCCTTGCGAGCTGACCACTGCCCAGCTTCAGTGCCCTGCACAGCCTGCCCTTTGATCTTCTCAAACAGGTTCTTGCGCATAGTCGGCTTGGTGTAAACAGCCGCCTTATTGACAGAGGATTTGGGCTTGGTTGCCATCACGCAACCACCGCACCACGGAACCCAACAACCCACCAGTCAGTGCCAGCAAACTGCAGAGTTACTGAATCTCCAACGGCATTGAAGGTGATCGTAGTAGCACTTCCAAGATTGGCTGGAGTCAAAACACCGGTATCACCACCAGCCGCTTCTGCAACATAAATAATCGTTTTCAGTTGGCCCTGTGCGCCATCAGCGAGGGTTAATGCGTTGCCGGTTGCAGTTGAAGTAAAAGCGGTGGCAAGACTTGTGATATTTACCGCACCTGGGCCACTCAATGCCTGAACTGTTGCAGATGCCCCTGTACCGCCATTGGCAACTGGCAGAGCGCCAGTCACGCCTGTGTTTAGCGGCAACCCAGTACAGTTTGTCAATGCCCCAGACGTTGGAGTCCCGAGAATTGGGGTCACCAGCGTTGGTGTGTTTGCAAAAACTGCTGCCCCTGTGCCAGTTTCATCGGTCAACGCAGCGGCAAGATTTGCGCTGCTTGGGGTTGCCAAGAATGCGGCCACGTTTGCGCCCAGACCGCTGATGCCTGTCGTAACTGGCAAGCCGGTGCATGAGGTAAGAGTGCCTGATGTCGGAGTGCCAAGTATTGGTGTGATTAAAGTCGGGGTGTTGTTGAAAACCAGCACGCCACTGCCGGTCTCATCTGTCATCGCCGCACGCAAGTTGGCGCTGGATGGCGTGGTCAACCATGCAGCAATGCCTGCTGCAAGAACTGTCTCTGCGTTGATGTTGTACCAAGAATTCGTCGGCTGGTAAAAGCGATAAACAGCCGCACATCCTGCGCCCAGGCTCGTGACTGCACCAAAAATGGCAGATGCGCCATTCAGGGCAATGGTCAGCGAGGTGATCTCTTGCGTGGTCGTAATCAGCACCGTGGTGCCATCAGGAACGCCAGTGTTCAATGGCAGGGTGATCGTGCCAGTGGCCAGTGTGCCTGCAAGAGCATCCACTGGTCATTGCTGACGGGTGTTGGCACAGTGATGTTAAAGCCTGTGCCTGGAACGTATAGGTTCGTCGCCAAGGTCGGAGATGCAAACGTCTGCTGGAAATATTGCAGAAGCTGCGTGACCGAGACCCTGCGTGCGTCACCATTGTTGGGCACATAGATCGGGAGCTGATCGCCACCGGATACTTGAGAAATGGGCGATAGTTGATTGATCGTTGGCATGACTGCTGTTCCTCAGTAGTATTCGATTGGGCCGTCTTGACCGGCCAGGACGGGATCGGCTGGTGGACGAATGAAGGGATTGTCGTAGACGCGCCAGGGCTTGTTGCCTGCGCCTGCTGGCATGGTGCTGGGCAGTTGCTGCTCCATTGGCATGGCAGCACGGGACAGGAGCGTGTTG